ACCTCCGGGTCATCCTCGGCCATCATCTTCAAACGACCGGCGACCTGTTGGGTATCCCGGCCTTGGGACTTCCAAGCCAACCGGCAGACGTTCCCTTGGCGGCGGTAGACGACCGTCTTGTCGGCGCCGAACCGGGCAACGTCACAAGCCAGCGTGGCCTCGCCCTCCGGCTCCAGTTCTCGCTCGACCGCCTCCATCAACAAAGACCGCGGCACGATGGCGTCCTCCAGGTTGTCGGGGAACCGGCCCAGGACCGAGGCGATATAGAGGGCCGATTCCTCGCCCCACTCCCGCTTACGCTCCTCAACTTGGCCGACTGTCACCATGCCTGGAATGACCTCCCGGCCCTGTTGGATGTTTGGAGTGTCAGAGGCCGCAATCTCAATCGTATGGTAAAGGTCTCCGTCTCCGTGGAAGGCATCGTAGAACTCGCCCGATGAGGCGAAGGCGTTCCCGGTCAAGAGCATCCGGGCAGGGTTGAGCCGTTTGACTGCATCGATGTGGGACTGCTCGACGTTGTGGGCCTCCGTTACGATGACCAGGAGGTTCGGGCTGTGAAAGCCCTGGATGTTGTACTCGTTGTCGGTCGAGAAGCCGACCGCATAATGGCGGTCGTCATGTTCCCATCTTGCGGTCCGGTACATCTGACCGCCGAGAGGCATCCGAGGACTGAGGTAGGCACTCCGGGCCTCTTTCCAAATTATGTCGGAGACCTGTCGGTGGGTCGGGCCAAGGACTACTGTGATAGAAGGATTGTAGACCGATTGCCACCACAACATTATCCGGGCTGATTGCCAATCCTTCCCCGTTCCGTTAGCCCCTACGACCGCGACCCGGTTGTGGTCCCGAACCGCCTCAACCATCTCAATCTGTTTGTCGTAGACGGTTTCCGAGCCGAGGGTCCACTTCCAGAAGTATTCGGGGTTGGCCTTCGACTCGTTGTAGTGGGATATCTTTTCAGCCTTCGTCAGAGTCATATGTTCGGCCCTCCACTTCTACAATCTGGCCGGCATCGTCCAATGCCTCCCGCACCAGGTCGGAGAAGGTCATCCCGCCCACGAGGATGTTCTGTTGTTGGAGTTGGATGAGAGGCTTCTCCGGCACAAGACCGCCTATAGTATCAAGCCGCCTAAGAATGTCCAATACAATCGAAGTGGCTCTTGCAGACTGGTCGTCATCGGCACCGATGGCCTGGCTCCACCACCGGAGGAGAAGCCTCTCGTATCTCGATTTCTGAAGGTTGTACTCTTGTTGAACCGCCTCCACATCATCCCGCCTGACCTCGGATAACCGCCTCTTTACATCGTTCCAGACCTGGGCTTTCGAGACCCCTAACTGGTCGGCGATGACTTGCTCGGTGGCTCCGGCCATCTTCAACTGGATGACCTGAGACCTCCTCTGCTCGGCGATTATCTTGTTCCCGTTTTGTTTAGCCATATATTAGCCACTGATTGCGGTGAAGAATTCGGCCCTGGTATCGGCCCTGTCGCGGAAGTATCCGGTCAGGTAGTTCGTGACTAGGCAACTCGTATCCTGGTTGATGCCCCTCGCCATCATGCAAAAGTGCTGGGCCTGGATATTGACCGCTACTCCTAAGACATGGGCTTCTAGGCTCTGCCCAATCTGCCTTGCAAGCCGCTCTTGAACTTGGAGGCGGCGGGAATAGATATGGGCCACTCGGCCGACCTTGGAGGCTCCCAAGATTGAACCGTTCGGGATATACCCAACGTTGATGGTCCCGAAGAATGGAAGGAGGTGGTGCTCGCAAGTCGAGTAGAATGTAATGTTCTTGACCACAATCATTTCGTCGGTGTCGTCTTCGAACCAGGTCAGAACATTTTCCGCGTCCATCTTATAACCGGCATACAATTCTTCCCATGACCGCACCACTCTTTCGGGAGTCTTTATGAGGCCATCCCGCCCGGTCTCCTCACCCCAGTACTGCATCATCCGGCTCACATGGTCGGCCATCTCGGTCTCTGGCGGTTCCTCCCACGGGAAGTGGACCCAGGAGTCGATGCCCTCGACTATCTTATTGACCACCGCCAAAGTCTGTAACCCGTATCTATCGAGCGTCGCCTTCGCGGTCGCCCCACTGTCGATTACATCATCAATGGCGAGGTCGGCCTCTTGAGGAGTTCCGACTACGACCGCTCCATGCCGGCGCGCCATCCCCGCCACGATTGCGCCGCCCCTTGGGATACCCCATACTTTTGTGCCGGTCAGCTCCATCATTTCCAGCCGGTCGTCTATCTCGGCCCATGTAAGTTCTATCATTCTACCTCAATCCATTTGTGGGTCTGCAAGCTGAGTCGCCAGCCCCGGAGGTCGTATAGCTTCTCGATGGCCGAGCGTAGATTCGTCTGGTCGTCTTCCCCGCCGATGGGTTGGAGGTACTTGGCTCCCGCGTCGATACAGTCGAAGGCTTCGGGAGTGATGCGCGGGTCCGGATGAGGCCAAAGTAACTTGAGGCTATCGCATCTGCGGATGGCCGTTTCCGGCTCGGGTCTCTTGGGAGACATTGTGAGATAATCCACAACAATATCGAGCGGCCGAGTGCCGTTGGTCTCTATGGCCAGCTTGTACCCGCTATTCTGCAAAGTTGTGACGAACTCATCGTCCACTTGAAGGAGCGGCTCCCCTCCCGACACCGTGACCCACTCCGACCACTTGAGCGCGTCCAACTCGGCCACTATCTCCGATGCCTCTAGCATCCGGTGGCTGAAGAAGTCGGTGTCGCAGAACGGGCAATGGGAAGCCTGCCGGGTCTCTGGTCGACCATCCCACATATTACATCCTGAGAGGCGCACGAAATGGGAGACCGTTCCGGTCATCCCTCCCTCGCCCTGGATGGTAGGCCCGAAGATTTTATGAACGCCGTACCGTCGCGCTGGCTTTGTCCGTTTCATATACTGTTATCCGCTCAAGAGTGACTTCCCACCCGGTCAAAGCATCAAAGAAATACGCCGCTATACTTTCGGCGGTCGGGTCGCCTCTGACCCAACGCAAACAGCCCTCGCCAAAACCTTCGAACCTAGCATCGTCTGGATGCACCAGAAACTGGTGGTCCAACTCGCGCACGATAGGATTGACCAAGATATCAAGGTCGGCGAAGTCCCAAACCATATTGCTCCGCTCGTCTATCGGCCCGGAGACCTCCACTTCCAACCGGTAATTGTGGCCGTGAGGCTGAAAGCATTTCCCGGCATGGTTCTTCAGAGCGTGGCCCATCTCCCAGGTATACTCCCTCGTAATGCTAACTTTCATATTGGGTACTATCCGTAACTCCCGAATCTTGGAACGCCTCTTTTCTCTCGTAGCAAGTCCCGCAAGCCCCGCAATGTAATTCGGCCCCTTTATAACAACTCCAAGTATTGGCGTAGTCGATGCCCAAGTCCCCACCGATAGAGGCAATCTCGGTCTTGGTCTTATTGATGAAAGGGGTCCAGAGTCGGATATCCGGATGGCCATACCCATCAACGGCAAGACGTTCCATCCGGTCGAACGCCTCGGTGAAGGCTGGGCGGCAATCCGGGTATATCGCATGGTCGCCGGAGTGCATGGCGGCCCCAATCACCTCAATCCCGCGAGCCACGGCGATGCCGTAGGATATGGCCAGCATTATAGCGTTCCTGTTTGGGACCACGGTTAGGGCCATATTAGCGGAGGCGTAATGCCCTTCCGGAACCTCGATATCATCGGTCAAGGCCGAGCCGCCTATGTGCGGAGTTATCGACGAGATATCTATCACATCATGCGCGATATTCAACCCGGCGCATTGAGAGGCGGCGTACCGGAGTTCTTTCTTATGACGTTGCCCATAATTGAAAGAGACTGCCTCGACTCGGCCCTCCTCTTTGGCCGCAAGATAGAGGAGCGTTGCGCTGTCCATCCCGCCAGATATGACACAGAGGGTTTTAAGCATTGGCTCCCTCCACAAGACCTTCGTAACCGTATCTCCCACCCGAAAGAGGATGGGCCAAGTAAACCCTGCTCTGACCGTGTCTTTCGGTCAACCACTTCTCCGCGGCAACATAAGAACTGGCGGCGATTGCGCAGAGCGAGTGCCGGAGTTCCGACTTAACCCCGAACAGCGGGTCGTCAGTCGGCTCGGCGAACACTCTCCAATCGTATCCGTAACTAGAGAATTCCCGCTTGAGAGCAAAACAAGAACGGGCGTCTTTAATTCTGAACTTCAAGAAAATGCCCTTGGTCTTAGAAAAGAGAATCCCCGCCCCGTACATATAACCGGTCGCCCAGCTGGACGAGTCCACAGAATGCCATGGAAATGCCGACAGGATTTTCCAACCGGTCGTGCCGAAGCCGTGGTACCCCTTCCCCTCTGGCAACATCTTGAACGCCTTGATGAGCCAGGGAAAGAGGGCGCGGGTTTTTCCGGCGTGCGGGACCATCCCGCCAAGCGCGACGTAATCGTATTCGTCGAGGTAGCGTTCCAGGTATTCCCACGGTGACCCCACATGGAAAACAGGGAGCGGGCGCAATCCCATATCCTCCAACCGCCTTTGGTTGACCCAAGTCGCCTCCGCATCACCTATAACATCGAGGTTCGCGTAAGCGTCGAACAGATGGTCCCACTTTTTGACCCAGTCCGCGTACCCGGCCAGGCTAATCGAGACCCCTTGCCTTGCGGCACTGAACGCGCCCGAGTCTGCTAGGAGGGCAGGTTGGGGAGAACCGAACAGAGTACCCATATCGTGCTTCTCGTAATAGTGGTAGGAGGTCAGGAAACGCAGAGGGCTAGAGTCGCGCTCTCCGGCTGTTCGCATCGCGTCTTGGTCATTACTAGCTAAGTAGATTTTCAAGACGAGCGGCCTCCGTCTCCCCTTCCCCGGTGTCCAGCCAACTATCAAAGAGACCCTTCAAGTGTGGAGAAACCCTCAACCGTATCACCGGCCACAGGAGTTCGTCGTCTAAGTCCCCGTAGGTATCGGTTAATTCTTCAAGCGTAGGGGTTGTGCCGGGATACGGCAGGGGTTCGGACTCCCCGTTGATAAGTGCTTCCAGCATGATGTTAACGGCATCACTCTCGATTTCGACCGACTTCAAGAGACTCAATAATTGGTCTTGGTCCGGCCTCGCCATCGCCGCCAGAGGGTCGAGGGTCAGAAGCATCTTGTCGGCCTCCTCCTCGGTCACATCCACAATCAGGACCGGCACCGGCTGGTCGCCCATGACTTCTTGCCGGAGGTGTCCGTCGATGAGTTCAAGACCGTCCTCGGTCTCCCTGGCAATCATGGCATCGGCAAAACCGATATCTTCCAGAATGCCCCGCATGGCCGCTTCTTGGGCCGGTGGATGAGTGCGCCAGTTCTTCGGGTTGGCCCGGAGTTCGGAGGCCGGCACTCGCCGGAGTTCTTTGACCCTATCTCGCATCGTCATTCGGCCATTCTACCACGCCGCATATCGTGGACGGTCAGAACTACTGCCGGTGGTAGTAAAACGCCGCTACGGGCTCCTCAGTACCGTCCAGGGCATATCCGATAGAGGTCAGGGCCGCGGTTATTGAGCCCGTCCGACCTTGAATGACCGCTTGAGGGCTTCCCGGACGCAGGGCTGGCAACGGCGGTTGGTGCCTTTTTCCAGGGTCCGGATAGCAGTCCACCGCTGGAGGTGGCAACAGGGGCATTCGGTCCAGACGTACTTCCTGGCGCCGACCATCCCCAGGTCTGTCGCCGGGACGATGTCGCCAATGTCAGGCATCACTCGATCTCCCCGTCCAGGCCGTCGGGTCTCCAGAGGTAATACTCCACGCCGGAGGATGTCAGGGCGTCTTGCCATTCGTCTTGTCCTGGGAGCCAGCGGTTGCCGGACTTGTTGTATCGGCCTTTGGTCAGCTT